ATAGACCAGAATGGTATGAGCCAGAAGGTTGGGAGAAGATCCGAACCAAGTCTATGTCTGATAATATTGGCAAAGATGATGTTGTTTATTATGTAGGAGCAGAAGAGGGGGAGTTCCCTGCTTTATGCCAGTTGTGGGGGGCAAGAGTAGTTTTGTTTGAGCCAAACCCGCAAGTATGGTCACACTATCCAATACTTTGGTCCGCAAATAAACTTGAACCACCTATAGCAACAGTAGCAGCATTTGCATCTAACATAAACAATAATAAAACAGAAATATATCATAATGGTTTTCCACCAGTATCAGATGAAAATCTAAACAAGGCACATGGATTTAAAGAGTTGTACCTTGAAGGAGATAGTTATGGTCAGATAACAATAGATAGCCTTGTGTATGAACATAAACTGGAGGCACCAACTGCAATATCTATTGACGTAGAGGGTAGTGAGTGGAAAGTTCTTAAAGGAGCAGAAGGCGTACTTAAAGAGTATAAGCCAAAGATTTGGTTATCTGGACACCCAGAATTTATGTTTCATCAGTTTGGCGAGTATCTATCTGAGGTAAGACATTGGATCAAAGAACTTGGATATAAAGAAACACTTCTTGACTACCAACACGAGGTTCATTTATTTTATGAGTAATTTAATTTTTAGTCCACATACAGATGATGCTATATTTTCTTTAGGTGATTATATTCTTGATAACGAAAGAATTACTATAGCCTCTGCATTTTCTGGTGTGCCTACAGACGATGTTGGATACAAGAAGCATACACTATTAAGGCAAGAACATGACAAGGCCTGTGCAGTTGTTAATGCAAAAGTAATTAACAATGATTTGCTAGATGATGTTTATGGTAAGCAAGACAAGAATGTATTGACTAATTGGGTTATAAGTATCATTAAAGATTTTGATCATATTTATATCCCACTAGGAATCCATCATCCAGACCATATCTTATTATCAGATACTATATTTAGTGTTATGGATAATTTTGTAAAAGAATATTTTTTTTATTCAGAACTTCCTTATAGAGTTCTATACCCACAACTTTATGAAGAAAGATTAAATAAGTTTAAATCAAAATATAGCCTAGAAAAAATTTCAACAAAATTTACAAAAGAAAAACTAAACGCAATAAAAGAATATGATTCACAGATAGATGAAAACCTTATAGAAAAACTATTAGTTGAAGAAAACTTGTGGAAAGTTATAAAATGATTAAAGCATATCTTTTATCTTTTAGCGAAAACGATTGTGCTGCTGACAAGTGGGACTATGGATTGTTAAAAGAAATATTTACTAAATATAACATAGAGCAGATCAAGGTGACTTCTTTGCCACAAGAAGATAGAGCCATTGTTGTTGTTCCTGGACCACAAAACATCAAGCATGAAGAATATATTAATAAAGAAATACAAAATATATCAAGGCTTGTTTTATTTATTAATGGTGATGAAGAGGGTAGATTTGATATAACTAAAATTAAACACCCTAATGCTGAAATATGGGTTCAGTATCCATATGCTAAACATCATAAATTAAACAAACTACCTATTGGTGTACCCCAACATTTAAAAAACTTAGTTCCAGACTATCCTTTAAAAGATTATGATGTATATTTTAGTGGACAAATAACTCATCAAAGAAGACAACAGGTAGCAAAGGTTCTACCTACCCTGCCAAATGCCCTTTTTACCCTTACAGCAGGCTTTGCACAGGGCGGAGAGCCTAAAGACTACTACAAGGCCCTAGCCAGCGCTAAGATCGCTCCTGCCCCTGCTGGTGCTGCAACGGTAGATACCTTTAGATTCTTTGAGGCAATTGAAATGCTTTGCTTACCAGTTGGAGATATGATAAACTCAAAGGGTATATATCTAGAGTTTTACAAGGATGTTTTTGGATATGAGCCACCAACATCATATGTTTCTGATTGGTCAGAATTAAATACTTTAGTACCTCAGTTGTTAGAAAATTATCCACAAAATATGCACAGGATGGTTGCTTGGTGGATTAAATATAAAAGAGATCTAGGAATAAAGATTATGGAGCAGGTAAATGGATAAGAATGATATAACAGTTATTGTGGTAACTTCTGTTTTACCAAGCCATCCTAATACAGGAATACTTGATGAAACAATTAGACAAATAAGAATACAACTTCCAGAAAGCGAAATAATCTTGCAGGTTGATGGTCTGCGTGAAGAAAGACTTAATAGAAAAACAGACTATGATGAATTTAAAAGTCGTGTTTTATGGAAATGTTTGCATGAATGGAAAAATGTTCTACCAATAATATTTGATGAGCACAGCCACCAAACAACAATGATGAAAAAAACAATAGACTTAATTAAAACACCTATAATGCTTTATGTTGAAGGAGATGCTCCTATTACGGGTGACAGACATATTCATTGGGATGAATGCTTAGATATGTTGGAGTTTGGTAAAGCAAATACAATTAGGTTTCACTTTGAAGCATCAATTCCCCCAGACCATAGACACCTAATGCTTAAGCAAAGAGGTAACTTTTTAAAAACAATTCAGTGGAGTCAAAGACCACACCTATCTCGTGTTGATTATTATCGTGAAGAAGTGTTGCGGGTTTCAGATGAAAAAACTTTTATTGAGGATAAGTTTCATGGAGTTGTTCAGGACGATGGTTGGATTAAACATAAACTTTGGATATATCATCCAGAAGGTGACATTAAACGTTCCTATCATTTAGATGGACGTGAAGGTGGTAGAAAATTTACGACAGATGATGATGCTTGGGGATATAAAGAATGAGATTAGGAATTATTGCAAGATCAGATAATACTGGGCTTGGTAATCAAACAAGAGAACTTGTCAACATGCTTAATCCATCAAAGGTTATGCTTATTAATTCTACTTCTTTTAACAGAAATAAGCAGCATCCAGAATGGTATGAGGGATATGACTGTCAACATGTTCGTGGTTTTCCTAAAGCCTTTGAGATAGATATCTTCTTAAAAGGATTAGATGTTGTGTTAACCTGTGAAACATTTTATAATAAAGAGTTCATCCCTTTGGCAAGAAGAAAAAAAGTAAAAACAGTATTGCAATATAACTATGAATTTTTAGAACATCTTCAGCAGCCAGACCTTGCGCTGCCAGATGTTTTTCTTTCACCAAGTCTTTGGAACTTTGAGCATGTAGAAGGACTGTTTGGAAATAAAACAAGTGTTATTTATCTGCCTCCACCAACAGATCACACATTGTTTAATGCTGTAAGGAAAAACAATACTTCTAAACATCACAACAGGATATTACACATTGGTGGTAAGGCTGCATCTGAAGATAGAAATGGAACTAAGTCTGTTGTTGAAATGCTTAAGCATTCAAAAGGAGACTATGAGGTTGTCATTAAAACACAAACACCTCTTGATCTAAAATGCAAAAATCCAAGACTAATAGTAGATACAAATGATGCAGAAAATAGAGAAAGCATGTATGATGGATTTGATGCAATGGTGCTTCCCAGAAGATATGCTGGTCTTTGTTTGCCTATGAATGAGGCTTTGATGAGTGGTCTTCCAGTATTTATGACGGACATATCACCAAACAACAGGGTGCTTCCAAAAGAGTGGTTGGCCAAGTCTAATAAGATTACTACATTAAGAACAAGAACAACTCTTGATGTTTACGCTGCTGATGCAGAAAACCTTGCACACATTGTTGATAACTATATGAAAGAAAAAAATACAAATATTGAAAAGCAAAAAGCCTTTGATATTGCAACAACAAACTTTTCTGCTAAAAACTTAAAACAAAAGTATCTAGACATTTTAGAGAAATAAAAAAGCGGGTCCGAAGACCCGCCTTCCTATGTAAGATAAACTTACTTCTTTGCAGCCTTCTTCTTAACTACCTTTGCACCCTTTAGTGCTGCTGCAACATCTGCTTCAGCAGGCATACGTCCAAATGCCTTGTCATTAGGATTGACTGCTCTCAATACAACGGGCACGATGGCTCCAAGTAGTGAGTAAGCAAGTGTCTCTGGATCTGTTACTCCAGATGCATACATTGCCGTTGCTGCACCAAGAACTGATCGTCCGTATGATGCTAACATATTCTTCATTGCTTCGTTCATTATTCCTCCTAGGATATAACCTTGATTAGTATAGCGTAGCCAGCCCATAGGCCTATAATGCCTGCTACCCCTGCAAAAACAGGTGGTGCTGGAACTGGCAATTTGAATGCAGCAAAAACTAAACCGCATCCAAAACCTGTTAGTATTGATAGTACAATGTCTTTCATTTTTCTCCCACTATATATTTTCTATGATGATTTTCACAGAAGTCTACGTATCTTGTTTCTGTCATTGAAAGTATCTTTGCTTCTTCAATGCAATCTTCTATCTCACATACCGCATAGTCATATCTAATGCTATCTTCAAACTTTTTTATTTTAGGATACATTATTCTTTCATCCCATGGTCTTGGCTTGGATTCTCAGGATGATCTACTGGTGTTGGTGCTGTACAAAAAGCACCACATTCATTACATTGCATATCTAAATGATACATACCAACCATGTATGTATTTGGATCAAAAGAGACTAATGCTCTAAACAAAGTACCGCCACAACTTGGACACTCACAAGTTGGAATTCCTCTAGCGTCTATCATCGACTTCCTCTGGAAGTAACTTTTTTAAATCTTTGTATGCAGAAGAAATCTTTTTCATAGAGTGATAGTGTGGGTATGCATCTCCAACAACTCCATACTCATCAAAGTACATTATCTCTGGTTCAATATCTCTAACAAAAGTTTCTAGTTGTTTTTGAACATCTTCGATATATTCAAATGCCCAGTCACGAGAATCAGAAAGAAACTTAATGAAGTTTTCTTTGTGTATGTCCTGATCTTCTTTGCTTACTGGTGATTGAAGGCTTGCCTCAAATGCCTCACGCATTGTAGCATTTAGCATAACCATTTGTGCAAAAGCCTTGCTAACCACTTCTAGTCTTTTAAGAACGGCATAATATGCAATAGCAAAAGACATGGCAAATAGGCTGGTTACTATAA